ACCATCAGCAACCATAGCGCCACCGCTCTCAATGTTAGAATCAGTATTCATATCGAAAAACTGACCTACTGATGCTGAAGATATTTGGATTAATTCAACCCATCCATCAAATTGGTCATAGTCGGTTGAACTTGCTCCCCCTTCTGCAAACCATTGGATTCTTGGAATGTCACTTGCTAAAGCCTTAAGTAATGAAGTTCGTAGAATTTCTTCTACTACTGTTCCCCTTAAGTCGTCTATATCAACTCCTTGCTTGATAGCTTCCTCAAAGACTGTTCCGTCAAAAGCATCCTCACATTCTTCCAGATTCACCTTAACCTTAGCAGTTGAAATGGTTCTGTCTGAGATTGCCAGAGAACCTACCTGAGAAAATCCACAAGTCGTGTACTTTCTTAGAATCTTTGATAAGTTGCCGGGAATATACAAGTTGGTCTTATCAACTACTTGCATCACTTTATATATACCGAATACGTCTTGCCCTGCTTCTTGAGGCTTATAAAATAGTTCGGTAAGAAACTCTCTACCATTATAAGTGTGCGAGAATGATGTTGTTACTGAATTTGCCATTTTTTATTAGTTTGTTAATCGTGAATAAATTCGTTTTTTGAAAGTGTTACCAAAAGCACCCTCGTCAGTATCAAGTTCCTCAGTTGGCTCAGTGTCAACCTTTGGCTCAACCTCAACGGGTGTTGCTTTGTATTTTGCAAGTTCTGAGTTCAGGGATTTGATTTCCTCTGTCTGAGTACTTACCTTGGTATTCAATTCCTGATTCTCTGTACCTAACGTTGTATTCTCTTTTCCAAGAGTGTCCAACGTGGTGCCAATGCCAGAAATTTCATCCGTGATTTCTTTTTCGTCTGCAATCTTTACTTCCTTGTTCGCAGTTATAAAATTGGTGACTTTTTCAGTCAATTCCTTCAACTGCTTTGTTAGTGGTGTTAATTCCATTTTCTTTAAATTTAAAATTTGAAATTTTTGATTTTCTGTTAATAAACTGTTCTTAATTTTTTTCATGTCAATACTTGCGGCGATTTTTGAGGGTTCTTTTATTGAATCCACAAAACCAAAATCTTTTGCCTCGTCAGGACTTAGAAACTTATCACCCTTCATTAATTCCCTCACTTCTGTTTCTTTCTTTCCAGTTTTCTTGGTAAAAATAGAAACCATCCTATCGTCCACCTTTCTCATATCACTTGCAATACTTTCTAAATCATCTGCGTTTCCCTGAGCAATTCCGTGAGAATCGTGTACCAGAAATAAAGAATTTTCACTGATGTTTACCGTATCTCCCGCCATTGCGATAACTGCCGCCGCTGATGCCGTTGCTCCCAAGATATTCACCGTAGTATTATATGGATGGGATGCGATTAAGTCATGTATTGCCAAACCTTCAAAGGCTATTCCACCAAGTGAGGCAACATTAACTACAAGGTCTTGTTTTGTGTTTGAGATTTCTGCCCGGATAGATTCTAAAGTATTTCCTTCTTCAAAGAAGGAATCTCCTATCTGTCCAAAGATATCTACTTCGGTAAAGTCTGATGAAGATTTGATTTCAACGTGACGCATACGGCAAAAGTAAGTCAAGAAATATTAATTACTACGCAATAGCGTTGCACTTTATTTCTTCCAGACTATTTCTTGTATCATTCTCAGGCTTAAATTATACTTGAAACAAAGGTCTTCATAGATATTAGACATACTCATCTTGCCTCCAATAAGCATCTTGTCGTAATCCTCAATTATGGCACGGTTTCTCATTGCTTTCTTGTCAATTAAGTTATCTTTTGCCATTTGATAAACAACTTTCTCACTCATATTGTCTTCAAATTGTTTTGCGTAATCTTTGACTAAATCCATATATGTAATTTCAGTTTCTACCATAGTTCAGTTGCTCTTTTCCAAAACTGTAATATCATTACCCTGCAATCGTTACAGTTCATATTCTTTAAAGGATAGGGTTCTATATATTCGTCAAACTTTGAAAACAGAAGTTCCAACTCCCTCCTATCAGCATACATTTTTCCACTAACCTTTTTGAAACTATATAAAATCTCCCTCTTTTCTTCCTCACTTATTTGGTTTGCCCGGTCTTCTAATGTAGCTGACATTTAGGTGACTTTATTGTTATTTTGTTTTTAATAGGACAACCGCAGTCCTGACATTTCTCAATCTTTATTTGAAAGGAAAATATTTGATAGCTCTTTCTAAAGAACATACATCCCTTGCAAATATCATATCTTCTTTTCCTCTCAACCTTGTCTGTGAATAAGCTATCCATAAGACCTTATCCTATTTCTGCTTCACTTGTGATATTAAGAATACTGTTTTGTTGTTCGGTTGTGTCAGTAACTACGTTCACGACTTTTATGGTTTGTATTTGGGTAGTTGCAGATGCCTCGATAATTTCACTTACTGCGTTACTGGAGCCAAAACTTACTGGCGCAGATATTCCACCTCCCTGAAATTTAGTAACTCCACCCCTCTCAAAAGGTACACCACCTCCGGCTTGGTTTATCTCACTCAATAGAGCACCGTATCTTGCAGTGCTACGCTTGTTTATAACGGCTTCTCCACCCTCAAACTCATACTGTCCATCTATTGTAGGTATTCCACCCCTTGCGTGGCTCTTGCCTTGCAAAACTCCACCTTGTGCAAATTCTTGTGCAGAAATCATTGCCACTTGTGCGGCAGATTTTACTATTGCGATTGCAGTAAGGATGGAGGCTTGTGTTAATCCGGCGACCCCAAAGGTGAAAGCGTTGGCAGGGTTTCCGGAGGCGGCAGTATTTATGGCAGAAATTTCTGATGCTAAATTTATTGCAACTCCTGCAATAGCTATAACCTTTCTTCTTGCAGAGGCTTTTTTCATTATTTCTTCCTCCTTCTTGCTCCCTTTCTCAACTCCCTCAAGTTCGGCGGCTAATAACGCATCACTAAGAGAACTTATTGCCTCAACAGATTTCTTGGTTATTTCAATCTTGGCATCCCTTTTTTCTTGCTCTGCCTGAATTTCTGCTCTGTTTGCATCTGCTCTTAATTCTGCAAGTCTTGTGTCGTGTTCCAGTTGGGATATTTCTTCATTTTGTAAAGCAATACCAAGTAATTGTTCTTTTCCCCTAAGTGTTTCCTGAAACTTTTCAATTAGAAAGTCAGAGTCTTCAATTATTTCCTCCTCGTCACCAAAGAACAACTCACTCAAATCCATTCCCAATACTTGTTGTTGTGCTACTTCTTGGTCAAACTGGCTCATTGCCTCCTTAGTACGGTCTTGTAAAAGGGTTGCCAAGTCCATAGCCAACTTCAATTCTTTCTCTGCCTCCTTCTCCCTCTCTCCCCTCCTTTTTTTATAGTCTGCTTTTCTATTTTTATCTGCGTCTTTTCCCTCTTGTTCTTTTCTTTCATTTTCATCATCAAGCGTCCTCACTGCAATTTCTGCCCTTATCTTCCCAAGCCTTTCAAGATGCTTCTTTAAATTTTCCTCTGTCTTCACATTCGACCCACCATCTGCTGAAATCTTATCTTGATGGAACTTCTCTAAATCTGCAAGTCTTATCCTTGCATCCTTAATAAAAGTTTCATTTTCTTTGTCTGCTATTCGCTTTGCTAAGACTGCCTCAAGTCTTTCCTTTTCTTTAAAAAATAATTTTCGGTTTTCAAGGAACTCCTGTTCATTTGCTTTCCCCTTATCTACTTGTGACTGAAGTAGGTCAATCTCTTGTTGTATATCTTGTTCCAGTTGCTCCAGACCCTTCTTAGACATAAGACCTCTCACCGTTACTCTTTCCTTTATATCACTGGCAGATAATTGCGCTCTTTTTAATTCTTCCTCTGCCTTAGTTAATTTCTTAACTGCGTTCACTGCTTTCTCAGTTGCACTGAAATAGTCCCACATTGCTGATGCGGCAAGAACAATAGCCGTTGCAATAGCACCTATCACATTAGCCTTTGACGCAGTATTGAACAACTTCATTGCTTTGGTCGCACTACCAATCCCCCTTGCTAACATCACTTTGGCAATCCTTAAAGCCGTAGTTATTGCCGTATAAGCAACCATAGCAACCCTTGATGCTATCATTATAGCTTTGTAGGTTATAAATGCTTTTATAACAAATCTTAAGGCTCTTAAGAATGTCATAACTGATTCTGCCGTATCACGTATGCCTTTTTGGTATTTTGTTAAATCCTCTCTTGCTTTAGCAGTTCCCGTTGCAAGGTTTAAGACTTCTGAAATTACCCTGACTAAATCTTTTAATGTTTGTGCGAAGGGACCTTTACCATCTTCCAGACTTAAGATAAATCCCTCCCAAGCACTTGTTAATAGTGTAAGTGAGCCTTCTAAGGTGTCTAATTGAGTGTCTGCCATTTTTTGGGCGGCACCTCCGGCATCATTTAGCTTTTCTTCCAATGCTTCTATTGATTCGCCGGTTTCTGACATTATGGATGCAACTATTGCTCCCTTCTTGCCAAACAATTCTAAAGCGACTGCATTCTTGTTTGAGGATTCATTAATTAATTTCATTGCTTCCTCCCAAGTCATACCACTTTTTGCCAATTCCAAAAACATATTCCTTAATGATGTTCCTGCACTTGAGGCATCCACCCCCCTATCAACTAAAACACCCAATCTTGCAGTGGTTTGTTGTATATTCAATCCTGCATTCTTGGCAACTGGTCCAACACTTCTCATTGCCGTAGCGAATTTCTCCATATCTAACGCACTGGAAGAAAAACTCTTAGCCATTACGTCTGTAACTTTCTGAGTATCAGAGGCATCCAACCCAAACATTCTAACAGTAGAACCGGCGACCTCTGCTGCTCTTGCTAAGTCAGTACCGGTAGCCGCCGCTAAATTTAATGTTGCCTCAGTAGCATTTAAAATTTCTTGTTCATTGAATCCCAGTTTGGCAAATTCCTTTTGAAGTTGAGCAACCTGAGTTGCAGTGAACGCAGTTATTCCCCCCAACCGTTTTGCATCTTCTGACAATGTTGTGATTTCGTCTTTTGTCTTTCCTAATACTGCGGCTAAATCTGCACTGGCTTGTTCAAATTCCTTGAAGATTCCAATAACATTCTTCACTAACATAAACGCCGCCATAGCACCCAAGAACTGAGTAGCCATACCACTAAGCGCTTTCCTTATTCCCATCACAAAACCAGAAGTCTTTGCCATAGAGCCGTTCGCTATCATTATGGCTCTGGAATACTTCCTCATAGATATAGATGCTTGTTTTATCTTAATATCCAAAGCACCTAACTCGTGCCTTTCTTTTCTGGTCAACCCAGCAGAGGTCTTGGCTTGTTTGTTGAGTTCTGACTTGCGTTGTCTTAGCTTCACAAGACTTGCCTGAAGGTCACCAAGTTTTTGCTTGGCTTCCCCAGTATTCATTTTGAGGTTATATATCTTTACTGTTTCTGCCATTATTTAAGGTATATTTTTTTTACTTTTCCGTTTGGTTCTATGGTTACAGGAATCATATTACCCTCACCATTTAATATGTATATCTCTCCACCGTAAATTGTTACGTCACCGTCTGCGGTCATTCTTAATCCAGTAATTCTTTCCGATTTAGTTCCTACTCCTATTGCCACTATATCATCTGTAATTTCAGGAAATGAACCCATCATTGTCTGTCCGGGATAGTGTGCTTCACATCCCTGACCTATTGCTAAAGAACCAGAGCCAATCAGTGCAAGGTTTCCAGTTCCATTCAAAAGTTGTATTCCCGCCATTTCCGGGTCAATAACCACTGCTCCAACTTCACCGTCTTCATAATTGCTATCGAGGTCAAGGCTTCCAGTTCCAATAACCTTGTCAGAAACATCCGTTCCATCATTAAATTCATAATCCCCCCCAGTATAGTTTTCATCTTCATGTTCATCATCAGGAAATGGTGGGGGTGCCCATTCATCATTTATTTCGGTAGCATTCCCTATCATTCCCAGATAATCAAAATTATGATACTTTAATAATGTAACCTTTGTCAGTGGCTTAAAGGGTGAGAAATCACTTATTGTATCAATAATCCAATAGCCTTGTACTTCTTCTGGGTTGTTCAAATATATTGGCTTTCTAAAGTCAAGAGTCTGATAATCATTTGCAGTCATTTTGAAATAAGCCACAAGTTGTATTCCGTCCTGAATCACAGCAATAGTTGACTTGTAATAATTGGAAAACAACCCATCTTCTTGAGCAAAACTTAATGAATAAGGTACGGTGTTTCCATATACCTGAATAGCCAAAGCAGATGGAATAGTGGTTTGGGCAATTCCTTCAAAAGTCATATTGCAATTAATACCATTTATAACTTGCGTGTCATATTGGTAGTTTAAAATTCTTGGTGAAAAATCAAGACTCTTAACAGGATGGCCAATCGAAGCATCTTTCCACATTCGAGAAGTGATTGCATACGGTGGACTATCGGGTTTGGTTACGTCTTGGTCTTCAAGTATATAGGTAGGCGCAAGAAGTTTGCACTCCATATTATCCTCACCTTTTGGAAAACGGTCTGAGAAGGTGTGTTTATATGAGCAAAATAAATTGTTAGCGTACTGAAATGCTTCATTCCTCTTTTTCAAATATCCATCCTTTGAATCCTCCTTATATTTGAATAACAATTCACGTTTGTAATCCGTCAGGAATTTAATAGTATGGTCTTTATCTATTGCTAACCTCTTTGTCCAATCCACTGCGTTTGTTATTCCAGTAAAAAAGTCATCCCTTGTTTCTACATAAACCGTTTTGGTTTTGGAATCTGTCAACCAATACAAGTTGAAAAGTTTGGTTATGTCTGCAAACAATTCTAGTATCTTTATATTAGGCATTACAGTATTCAAGTCATAGATATCACCATCTGCCAAATCTCTTTTTTGGTCTAACAATTTGAAAGATGAACCGGCTCCAATTCTTAAAGAACCTCCCACAAAGAAAGGATATTCTACCCCAATGAAAACTTCATCCCCGGCTTCCATTTGATAATAGCCAGTTTCAACATATATACCTCCCTCATTTGTTGTCCTAGTCATTAGTTCGGGTGTATCTCCGACAATTAAGATATCTGCCCTAATAGCAATGTCATTATTTAAAGGAACATATTTATGTAGGCTTATATATACACTATAAGGTGAGTTAGACGTATCACTTGAGGGGGCAATAACAAAAACTCTGGTGGCAAATCTATATTTACCTCTTACCGGTGCAGTGAAACGGTGTGTGGTTGTATTGAAGTTCCCTCCATTATCAAAGTTTGCTCCCGTAGAGTCATTGTTAAATGTTATCGGTGTTGCAATTTGGAGGTAAAAATTTTGCGCTATCACATGGAAAGATTCAAAAGAGTGGTCACTGTAATTGTTTGCCTCTGCCCTGAATAGTCTGTCATCAACCGTGGCTTGTGATAGTTTGAACGTTGAGCCTCCTATAAATGGAAAGATTAACTGCTTGAAATCTGCCGTGTCCATAAAATCAGAACTCAGAGTATATCCTACATGATTCAAACTCCTTTCAATTATTGCTCTATACCTTATCGCAGGATAGAAGTCCTCCACTTGCAATCCGGTGCCGTCTTTGTGCGCTCCATAACATATAAAAGGATAAACGTGGTCGTACCCATCACCATAGACTTTGTCCCAAGATGCTCTAATGCTACTTTCATTATAGGTTTGTGAATTATTAGAATAGTCTAAATCCTTCAAGGTAATCTCTGCTAAGTCTGTCATCCACTTAACATTATCACCGAAGAAGGTCATAACGTAATACTCAGTGCCATTCTTAATTTCAATGTCTGTTATCTTTACATATCCTCTTTCAATCACTACGTTATCCACAAATATATTAGCTGCCTTACGCTTTCTAAAGCCTTTCACAACCTTTTGATTGCTTGAGTATAGGTAATGTAACAGTTTGTTGTTCTCCTTTGTGGATGGCACCTTGAACGTCTTGGAATAAGCACCTCCCCTTTTGCTGATATTCCTTAAGGATGCTAAAGATTTTGTGAGGGTGAAGGGAAAGTCAGCGTCTTCTCCTATGTCTAAATAACCAACAACATCCTCAACTTCATCCCTTATTTCTAATTTAGTTCTCACCCCTTTTGTGTTATGCGTTCATTGGCTTTTATTAGCTTGAAATTAGCTTGGAATATCTTATTGTTTGAGTTTAACGTCTTGACCTTTCTTGACGTTATAATTACCGGAACAAAAATATTACTCCCTTCATCTATCCATACATTATTAGATATTCCTATTTGACTGAGCCATATTAACTCGGCTTTTGTTAAGACCTTAGAGAATATTTCAATAGTATCTGTTCCAGTTGTTTTTAAGACCGTATCACCTCTATCCCTTACTGCATATCCTTGTTCGATTACTCTTTCATAAGTGTTTGAAGTAAACTTTAATTCCTCTCGTCTTTCTGCGTTGAAAGTATAAGCATCAATCCCACCCAAAGGATTCACCCACTTTAATCTTAAGGCGTTATCATTACAACTCTCATCAATATTAAATCGTATTGCTTCAGAGATTGTTTCTGGAACACTATTAACAAGGTAAACATTAATATAAGAAGTTGAAGCCGTGAAAGAACTGCCATCTATCAATGAGATACCTGCCTTGTTTGATATTGATAAGGTGGAAGACGTTGTTGCAACTAATACGTCTGAACTGTTATAACTTGCTATTCTGGTCGTCACGCTTGTTTCATGTGTTAGAAAGTGAAGTTGTGCCGTTTCTGCTCTCCTGAGTTTAAGGATTTTCGGTGCGTGTGACAGAAAGGGTTTTGTCGATACATCAGTTGCATAGGTATTAAGATTCTGCGTTTCTTCGTGCTGAAGTGCTGAATTGGTAACCCAATGAAAAGAAGTAGTGAGGTCTGATGTTCCCGTACCATCTTCTTGCCAAGCAGTCACCAAAAGCCCAGACGTTAATACTACCTCGTACAATTCTAACTTTATCTTTATTTCTGAATTGTCTGCATTTATCGTGGTGTTTCCTGTAACTGATTCCAGATTCTCAGTTAAGTAATCCTGACAAACACTCTGAACGTCAAAATCAAAAGTGGCAGTAGTTCCGAATCGTGGGTCTTTATCAATACTTGCCCTTATTGTTCCGTCTATATAAATGTCTGCTATTACTCTAACTATTGTCGAACTGCTCGAATCAATTATCCATACTATTGGATTATATGCAGATATAATAGTATAAGGACTTGATGTGTTACTTAGTGCCATAAATTATTTTTTAGAATATCCATACTCCCCCTCCACCAACTCCACTGCCGCCGCCGTGGGTTTCCATTCCTCTCATTACTTTTTTTACTTCTTTATCAAATTCTGTTATGCTTAGAGCAAATACTTCTCTGCTTATCTGTTCATCATTCTTTTGTATAGCATCATTGATAAAGCCCTTTCTCTTTCCAGTGTTTGAGAATCTATAACTCGCCCTTGTTGGCATACCCTCTTTCTTGTGTTTGTTGGCAGTAGCAAAGGCTGCTGCCTTTGGGTCAACTGCTCCCTTTTGTTTGAAGTATGCTATCAATGCTTGTATGTATTTGCTCTTGCCTCCACCACCTCTGCCTGAATATGGTATTCTATTCGCCGTAACTCCCTTGTCTAAATAGATAGCGTACTTACTTCCTGATATACTAACATCAAAGCCATTCTTTATTTTAGTGAAACTACCAGTCAAACTATTGATTAAAGAACCGGTGTTCCTATGTCCTTGATTAATCAACTCTCTGCTAAAGGCTAATATTAATGTTCTTATAAGTTTTTCCATCAGTATGAAAATGTTCCAAGTGTACAACCTACGTTGCTTGACCTGAATGTTAAACTATATCTAATCCCTACTAACTTATCATTGTGAGCATTACTTACATAAGTTCCCACCAGTTCTTCATCATTCATTAAGGCAAAAGCACCACCTAATCCAACTGTTCTACGCAATATTTCTCCTATGTATTGGTCTGCAATTATCTCAATATCAGAATATTTCTCCTGCATATCCTTTGTTTTCCTTTCATTAATTTTATATATATCCCATATAACCAAATCAATAGCATACGTTTTTTCCTTTGGCAAGTAGTTGGTGAACGTATGTATGTTAGTTGAAGTGAGTTCTGAGTTCAGCTGAACCATAGGATAATTCTTTTCTTGGTCTATATTTATATCACTTAACTGTCCGAAGTTGAAGGAATTAACTGAAGTGAAAGCCGTTGCTATCGTACTCAGTTCATCTATTATGTTTTTTATATTAGCCATTTATCACGAGTGCCATTTTGTAGTCGTTAACTTTATGCTCCGGTGTTTCATACTTCCCTTTAGAGAATCTTTTGATAATACCGTCTGCAATAGTATATTCTTTGTTCGCTAAGGTAGGTTTTTTCTCCCTCAACTTTCCTATCTGAGTACCTAAATCAATATTTACCTTTTTGATTATTTCATTCCTTTGCCCTTCCATCATCTTCTCATCTTTCAACCGCATTGAAATTAAGTATGCCTTATGGTTTGCCTCCATCTTTAGGGTGTATATCTTATCCTTCTTATCGAAATATTGAGAATCGTCTTTTGTGAGATTCGTTTCAAGGTGAGTTATCCATTCATCAAGAAATGCAATCCTCCCTTTCAGTAGTTCTACGTGGTCCTTTATGTCCATAATATAATCGTCTTATTTGTTTGCCTAACTCATAATCGTTACCGTACTTCTTTACCAGTTTATCTATATCTGTCCAGTTCATTGATACATCCTTAAATCTGTTATAAAAGAATCACTTCGGTAATGAGCCGGGATAATGGTAGTGTCTAACACCGGACTAATCCCTAACCGTTTCAAGTCTAAAAAGAAATATGAATCACTGAAAATTTCAGGACTGTTCATATCAACCCTGAACTCAACCTCCTGAAGTACGTCCCTATGTATAAAGGTACATCCTATTCCAGTGGCATATACGTCAAAATCCACCCCGACCTTGTACTCGCTGATAGGTTTTATCTGACCTTTAAATAAAGAATCTCCGGTATATGGGTCTAATCTCATTCCCCTTTTGTTGTCCACTTTAGTTGTTATTCCCTGTAAGCATAGAGCACTACCTTCATTTGAAATAAAATAAGAGAATGTATGAACAGGGTTGGAATACATTACAAGGTATTCTAATATGTTTGGAGGTACGAATACATCCGTTTCTAACATAAACAACCACTCATATCCGTCCATCAATACCTTGTCCCTTATTCTATTCTGGCTCTCTGTAATGAACTCAACCGGACTTCCCTTTGGCTCTACTCTCTCCGCATCAATTCCCAAATCCCAAAACTTGTCGATGTGTCTTGGGTCTTCGGAGTTATCTACAATGAAAATATCATACTGGGGGTGCGTAAATGATAATACTTGCTTTGCATATACTGATAAGCAATAATCTTTCTTATCGCTTGTTGGTGCTGCTACTAATATTCTCATTCTGTAATTGTATTTCTACACTCTCAGCCATTGCAAAGTATAATACTTCATATAACTTTGACCTTTCAACCTCCCTGATGCTTTTACCAAACACCCCGGTCTTGGCTATGTTCTTGGTCATTATATACCAACCGTATCTGGTAGCCGTTCCCGCGCCTTTAAAGAGGTCTCCAAACCAATTACATATTCTTCCACTTGCTCGATTAAAAAAAAATATGCACTCCATACTTTGTCCATTGGCAAGTCTTTGAATATCTCAACCCTTTCCATTACGTTGGCTTCATTGTATTCCTCTACCTTGCTTTTCTTCCACCATAGTGAGCCACTTACTTCAAATGGTCTGTACAATATAGCCGTGAGCAATGGTAATGCGTTAAGGTCACCGGTCTTTAGCTGATTGATTTTTGTTGTCAACTGAGCAGATTCTATAAACTCCCCGAAACTACTATTAGCCATTTCCTTTACTTTGCCGTTAAGCAACTTCTCTGGTTCAGGTAGTCCGTACTCTACTCCCCTGAATGTGATAGTAGATTTAATAACTACATCATCTTCTTTAGCTGAACCCATAAAGATTTGCGTTGCTTCATATAACATCTTAACATGGTCAACGGTCAATTCATAGTTATCAGGTATCTTAGTCCAGAATCCAACCCACTTGCGGTAAAATTTCCAATTATCAATGAGGTCATCTTCGTCATATTCCTGTTCCTTGCCTTCAAAAGTTTCCAAGTGTAATCTGCCCGGCATATCCTTGATAAGTTTATCACTTTCAAGTATTTGTCGTAACGTTACCTCATGCCAGTGTACAGGCATTTCAAACTCCTTACCGTCAAGGTCAATTTTCATACCTTTTTTAGATAATCTATTTAGATGAACAATTTAGCCAATCGTGCTATATCAATAGACGCTTTGTTAAGTCTTTGTGCCGTTCCTCCTGATTGTGAGATGGCTTGTGCTTTATACTTAGCTGCTAATCCACTTAGTTCTTTTTGTGCATCTGCAAAGATACTTTCCCTGCCTATTACTTTCGCTTTTAGTTCTGTTTTTTTCTTAACCATAATAAAAAATTTAGTTTTTCAAAATTAATACAAATATTTTTTAAATAGAAACTGAGATGCGATTTTTATTAACATCAAAAAACATTCGCATCATTAATGTATCAGCGTAATCAGGTGAACGCCCTAACAAATCTTTTATCTTATCTTTAGGTATTACGTTCATCTTATTATCTTTGTCTGGGTCTTTCTGTTTAATGACCTCCAGTTCTTCTGTCAATCTTTCCCTCGTTTCACTATCACATTTAACTGCTATTGTTCTTTGGTTTACTCGTTCGGCTAATCTAAAGTAACATTGTGCCTTTAAGTTCTGGTAGTTTTCTCTTTCTCCTTTAACCTTATGAGGGGTGCTATTATTAACAAATCCCTTGCACCGAAGTATGTCTTTAACCCCACCCCCAAGTCCATCTTCATCTACTACTATCTTGCTGCGTGGTATGTTATGTCTTTTGCTCATTTCTTCAATCATTTTTGCCGAATCTGTTATACTCGTTTCTAAGGCACTTTGTACCTCAATAACCCTATACCCTTGCCAAGCCATTAAAACGGTCTTATCCTTGCCGAAACGTGCTATATCAGCCGTTAGATAGTTTCCCTGTCCGTTGGCTTGATTAGTGAATATGTCTGTTATTGCGTCATAATCCATTAGCTTTGCAGGGTCGTCATCATACTCCCAATTTCCGTATAATAATCTTTCCTTTTTATTTTGGTCTTTAAGTCCTTGTAGTGATTCTAAATACCTACTCTCAATGTAATGATTATCTTGAACAAGTGCCTTAATAAAAGCGTGGTCTTTTGGTAATGTTCCTTCCTTGTCTGGCTTATAAAAGGTATGATATATCCAATTCTTTTTAGGGTTTGAAGTAATAAGAATCTTCCCCAGAGTATCATATTTGTCATTTAGGTGTCTGCCTACTCTCGTCTTTAAAATATCAAATGCACCAAAGTCCACCTCCCCACCTTCTTCTATCCATCCACCAGTGTATTCTACTGAGCCATAACGTTCATATAAAGGGTCTGAGGGTAGATACTTAAGGTCTAAGAGGTCAACCCTTGAACCATTAAAGAAGTCAAAGTAATGGTCCGAGCCGTTATATTTAAACATCTGCCCTGTGGTCACTCCAAAGGGGTCAAACATATATTTAAAAACCTTAAAAAAAGTAATAAAGGTTGAATCCCTTAACCGTTTTAATTCTTCCCTGCCAATGAACCACCTTGTTTCTGGATAGAAATAGCATCTTGTTATTAACCATTCACAACCCAACCAAGATTTCCCACCACCGGCACCCCCACCAAATAGGATGTATTTTGTTGTGTCGTCTAATAGCCTTTCGTATGCAAGGTGTTGTTTTGAGGTTGGTCTTATTGTAGGGGTTACTCTCACTCTGGCTTAACATAGTTGAAGCCAGTTATTTCTATTGCATCACCATCCTTTCCTGTAATCTCCTGACGTTCTACATATCCCCTGTTCTTCATCTTGGTTTTGGCGTAGAATATAGTGGATGCTGTGTTGTTGTCTTTTATCTGCTTATGGAGTTGGCTCTCTACAAAGTCAAAGGTAATGTTCGCTACGTCTTTAACAGCTTTGGCAAAGTCCTTATCTTCAAGCACATATCTGTAAAAAGAACCTCTATCCACCCCAACAAGTTTACAAGCAGTCGTTACAATTCCAAGCGTTTTCTCTAATGCTTCAATCAGGGCTTTTTTAGTCTGTTGTATTTTGTTTGATTTTGCCATACCTCCGTTTAACGCAAAACTAATGCAATTAGTTTCTAAATTCCATTAATTGGTACGTTTATAATGGGGTTAATGTCGTATGTCTTAATCTTATTGCTTTTGTTACTGTTATCGTACCTAACTATTTTGTTTCCCCATTTATTCATCAGTTCTCTGTTCATTTTCAATTCACTTTCCACAGTTCTCCTTGAAGATATTCCCCCGGGTTTTCCCCCTATGTCACAAATAAGCGAATACATATTTAGTCGTAGCATACCTCTATTAGTATTTGCTTGTTGTATATTCATGTCATAGTCGTCCTTACTGCCCATTTTTTTATCATATCTAATACTACATTCTATGTGAGCATGGAAAGGTCCACCAATAAAAGCCGTTGTACTGAAAGGTGTATACTCTCTGTAACTTCCTTTATCAGATACGCAATTAATCCCCCACATTTTCAAGCCCCACTCATTACAAAGAACAAACCCTCGTAAAAGCATATCGTGTATTTCTTCATTGTTTAGTTTCCTTTGTACTGTGCCATTAAACACCTGAATAGCAGTAAGGTCATCATCTAACAAAATAACATTATCTTTTTTATTAATATCAAGTACATAATTGTTCTTGTCTATTTTCCCATAACATTCATTTGGCAATGCTATAACCTTATCATGTATATTTTTATAATCTTGTTTTTCATCCTCCGTAACAATATACGTAATTTCTGGTAGTAATTTATGGACTACTGCCACACCATTTTTTGCCCTTTTGTAACTTGCACTATATATTTTATATTTCATACATCACCAGAATTTACGCAAATTTTACAAAATTTGTTTTTCCAATATTCCCCCCGCTTGTGTATTGTTCTCAATTCCTTAATTTGTTCACTATCCCATGCCTCCTTTAAAGTCATATCATCAATGTTTCCAAGGGGCATACTTCTCCCATGAAATGTGCAACAAGGTAGAATGTTTTTGTTCGCATCAATTACCAACATTTTAAAAGGAAATGAGCATTTAAACTCTTTCCTTTTTTCCATGCCGATAATTTGTTGTTTATTCTGGTTGTCTGGTAACTCAATCATGTCCTGTACTGCGACCATGTCTGCTCTGTCATTCCAATAATTGATAAAGTCATCCAATTCATGCACGTTCATTTTTGATTTTAAAAAATTAACCCGCACAAGTGGGTATCGTTTATCCAATTCATCCCTTATTGTTAAGAAATTAGTAATGTTGTCAATAATCTTATTATAATGTTTGCTCTTTCGCATTTTCAAATAAGTTTCAGCACTAAAAGCATCAATGGAAATAAATAATTTTGTAATTCCTGAATTTATTAATTTCAGGCTCCTTTCTTTTGTAAGCATAATACCATTAGTAGACAGGTAAACATTCACAATATCATTATGTTTAGCATATTGTATATACTTTTCAAGTTCTAAATTCAATAGTGGCTCATTAATATAATTTAATTTAATTGAGCAGATATTCATTGTTTTTGCCTCATTTATTACTTTTTTGTAGCTTTCAAAATCAACCACTTTGTTTTTTATTGTTTCATGTCCATGAGTACAAAAAGGGCATTTTAAATTGCATCCGCTATTCAACTCGAAATCTATTTGCACCGGCGCATCCATTTCAACCAACTGGTGTGCCAATTCGTATCTTTCCCTGAAATTAATCCACCGTCCTGATTCTGCATCAGGCGGCGCTTGTTCCATTAATTGTCGTTGTAGTACTGCGGTAGTTTCATGCTCACGTGGTGCAATCTTTTCCTTAACTTTCATGTAGCTTTGTAATATATTTTGCTCCGTCAATTACCCGTCCAATCCCTTTGCTCCACGGTTTTCCATTTGCCCGTTTTGCATTTACGCTTTTTAAATTAAAATGTTGTT